GAAATGCCTTTTTTCACCATCAGGCAAAGTAATTCTTTTGTGTTTACCAGAATATGCGCCATAAGCCTGCCCCATTCTCTCTTGTGGCATAAAGCCAATATTCACATTGTCGCCAATCTCAGGGTATGACTTGTAAAGGGCTTGATGCTCGTAAGATTGATTTAGCGGGAACAGAGTACCCTCACGCAATGGCTTCCCATAATCATCGCTTGCGCCGAACAGGTCGGGAAAAGCCTGACTATCATCAATCTCAAACCGCATCTTACCGTCAGGCCCACGACCCCATCCTTCTTGTGCCCAAACTGTTGCAGGATCGTCACCGGCGGCTAGCCTTGCTTCTGCCCGTTTCATGGCGGCCTTGTTTGCTGTTTTGGCATTAGGGCCGGCGAATATCTCCCGCTTTACCGAATCAACAACGCCACTCGACTTCCCGCCAGTAATCTTTCTAACCACCTTCCCAACAGCGCCAGCAACAGGGATAACGCCAGCCAACGATCCGGCTGCTTGTCCATAGTTGCCTTTTGCTGCCGCTAGTCGCGCATCATCAATGGCTAACCCGCCGGATGCGAACGGGACGAAATCACCGGGCCGCAATCCGAGCGGGCCGTATTCTTTACGCAGTGCGCCATAAGCAGCATCTGCGCGTGCCGCTGCATCGCCTTCCTGCTCAAGTAAGCCGGTAGCGGGTAATAAGCCCATTGATCGAGTCATAGCCGGGTTGCTTTTGCCCATGCCGCCAGCCGCCTTGAATGCTTTATTCTTGGCGACCTGCTCCTCGAACCACTTACTTACGCTGGACTTAGCATCATCTAACAGCCCCATGTCTGGCGCTCCTGCTGGATTATTGGCCAATCATACCATTTTCAGACCACGGCGTAATGGGCCAGATACAGTGCCTTGTTCGCGTATGGATAGGCATAGATAGCGCAGACCATCGGCACAGTGTGAATGACCATCGTGCACTGGCGTAGACCGATACTCGCCGGTTGAATCATTCAGTTCGCGCCGGTACATACTCAAGGAAGTGACTGCCTTCTCGACCTTCTTATCAAACCACATTCGAGGCAGTGTCAGCCTGACGGCATGAATACCATCCTCCAGCGACTGCCTGGGGGCGATTCTAAAGTTAATTCCTAGTGAGCGTGCCACTTCAAGGCGAGAGAGGCCGCTACCAAGCTCCCTGACTGCTATGTCATGCGGTGCCCAATGGTCGCCGTACAGATAGCCCTTGTCGGCTAACACCTTGGCATAGTGCGGCAAGCCTTCCCCGCTCTGCTCATAGTAATCAATCAGCCTTACTTCATTCCGATGGATCTGGGCAAACCAAATGACGGTAGCATCGCCAACACCTAAATCCCATGCGGTAATGACAGGTAGCGCCACATCGTAAACAGATAGATTGGTACGACCATCGCGCCGCGCTTCAATTATCTCCTTCTTGTATATCGAGCCATCGGTAAACTGGCGGAACTTACCCTCCCAAATGAACTCGGCTTCCTCGAAGTCGGTCGCTTTAAGATGCTCCATTTCTCTACGCAGCACATCGGGGAACCATGGGTTATCCGACCAATTGACGTTCACAACCCATGAATCAGGCTGTGGATGCGCTACAAACCGCTGCCATGTTGCATCGTCTGGATGGTTAGGATTGAACGTGGCCCATATCTCAGAGCCTTCTTTGCGGATGGTAGGCACAAGCGTAGACCAGCTCGCCTCGGTGACTTTCTCAGCTTCTTCGACCCAACAAATATCAACGCCTTCCATGGACTTAATCTTTGGAGTGTTATGTCGCAACCCCTCAAAGATAAACTCGGAGCCGTTAATGCCTCGAATGCAGTCGCGCAACACCGTATAGAACGAGCTAAGCCCCATTGCCACGATCTGATCACTCAGCAGCTTGTGCACTGACTCGTCTAGGCTGTTTTGCAGCTCTCTGGCGCAAAGGACGCGGGTTGGCTTTTGGCTGGCGATAACCAGCAGTGCTATTGCCACGCCCCATGACTTGCCTGATCCGCGACCGCCCCAAAGCACCTTATAGCGCATTGGATCGAATAGAGGTCTCAGCTTACTTGGTAGCTGAATCGACGAATGTGACATTAAGTCCCTTAATCGGCCCGCCATCGGCTCCAGTCAGCTCGGTCTTGTTTTTCTCTGTGTAGTCATCAGGGAATCGTGCCGCCATTGAACGAGACCAGATGCCTGCATTCAAGCGGGCGGCATCCTTCTCTTCAATCATGTGGGTTTGAGCCACTGTCTCCCACCAATTTTGACTTTCAGCCTTGGCCCTGTTTATGGCGGCGGAAAAATCCTCATGCTCTCTTGCCCAATCAAGAATAACAGACTTCCAAACCCCACACGCTGCCGCCATCTGGACAACCGATTTCCCCAACTTGCCCTGCTCAATAACTAGCTCGCAGAACTCTGGCCTGTACTTTGTTGGTCGGCCTCTTGTGTTACTCATCGCATCACCACGATAGCAGCAGCAATCAGGCCAATCGGCCAAGCAATGAAAGTAAGCAAAGCGATGCCAGCAACGACACCGACAGTGAGGGTTGTTAATAACATCATGTCACTCATAGCCAATCCTCGCGGTTGTTGGCAAAAAGACCTGCCCGAAGGCAGGGCGGATAAATTGGTTCATACCCCCATCTTACCGCTGAATTGTGAGGATGGCTAGGGATGTTAAATAAACCACAAAAGCCCCCCCCCTGCCACACCTTGAGCTTGTACAGTCTCGCGTGCTGTCCCACCTCACCACCTCGCTGCCAGTAGTCTGCTCATTGTATCAGATGGCGGCTCTACCCTGCGTACTGATGCACTATGCGCGGCACGCTTGGCCTTCTCGCTCATCTTGACGCCAAGCACACCTGCCCGGTTTTTTATCCGGCCATGGGATACTCCGTCGAGATGAGGCACGACGGCACTGGCTCCGCCGTCAGGGTAGTGCAAATAAATAAACCTGTCCTTGTCCGGTGTCCAGAAGATAGGGCTGCTCACTTGCCAGTCTCCTTATAGGCCGCCAATACCACGCGAACGCCCTGGGCAATGCTGCCGTGACCGGCGACTCTCAGCCGCTCCTTGTCCGCTGGCAGCAGGTTGATGTTGCAGGGCTTTGCGTCTTTTACGTTATCTGGTTTTTGCCATTCTGGGACGTTCATTTTGTTCTCCAGTTAAGGATTTGTTGTTGTATTAATTTTGGTGGCTAGTTGGGGTTAGCTGCTACTGGCATCGCCCAGGAAAAGCGCCGCATCCTCTGCGCCAAACAGCCCTTCCGATCCTTCGGAAAGGATTGTCGTGGCAGCATTGGCTGCATTGAGCAGTGCAATCGCCGCAGCAAAATCCAGAATCGCCTGCCCTGCAACGCACGTCGGATTTACCTCGCTCACGTCAACCTCGTTACCGCAGGCCCAATAGGCTGACGCAACGATTTGAAGTGCTGGCACTCCGTAGAACCCGTGGCATTTCTTGCCGGGATTTCGCGCCTTGAAATCAGCTTCGGCTTTCCGCAAGACCTGCTTAACGGCGTTCGTGGCTTTCAAGACCTGCCGAACCGCATCCGCGCTGTCGCGCTCGCCATGAAACACAATGCCATCCAGTTCCTTCATCGCAGCATGAAGCGCCAGCCGGCTCACGGCAGCTTGATCATCATCGCTGGGGGATACCCAATCTTCTTCGCTCATGTTCTCTCGCCTTTATGGTTCGCAGCTAACAATTCATTCAAGCCGACGCCGCTTCGCCTGGCTGCGGTGTATTTCGCAAAATTCATAGTACTTCCCCTGTAAAAAACCTAACCGGGCAGAAGTGGCTGGTTCCATTTTGGAACATGCCACATCCTGTTAAAGCGCGGTCGGGTCAAAATCTATTGCGATCCGTATATCGCCAAAATCAACAACCAGCATTGACCGGCGCTGATGTAGTTATTATTGTGCAACGGTGCGCATTGGTCAACTGAAAACGCGATATATTGCATTTATTTTAAGCGACACGGCACGAGGATCAGATTCTTCCCATTAGCCCTTCTTCGCTTGATTGACGGATACACATCCGAAAGTGCTGCTGAAAGCTTAATGCAATTTGAGTGCGATGGATCAACGCCAAGAAATCCACACAAATCAGATGCTGTTATCCATACGCCAACGCCACAACTAATATCTATCGCACTTGTCAGCATATCAACAAAATCATTTTTTGATGATTCTGCTGAAATTCTTACTTGCTTTCCTGGTATGAAGCTCATTTCCGTATCCTCTAAGGGGGTTACACTAGGGGTTACACTGGCCTCAAACGTAGGCGCAGCAAGGGTTTGAAGGCAATCAGTGTATGGCAGTGTATGCAATTTCCTATGTTTCCAAATAATAGGGTAATACTACTACACTATATACCCTTTACTATAATGTTTACTGTATTTGCATACACTTACATACACTAAACCGCTGAAAGCCGCTGGTAGCGCGGGTTTGAGGCAGTGTAACCCCCAGTGTAACCCCAGTGTAACCCCCCCAATTTCAGCAGGGGTTACACTGTTTTGACTGTATTTTGAAGTGGTCATACCATTAGTACCGCATCGGCATAGGCGGACAGAACACAAGATTCTTCCCGTTTGACCGCTTTGATTGCCCTCCATTATTGGCTCGAATCACGGTTGACGCGCGCGCAAGGTCGGCTTTTGTTGGCCGATCCATGCCGACTTCCTTTAGCACATCGGTCGTTGTAGCCCACCGCCACGTAGCCTGCTCCGACTCCCAAGCCAGCCTGGAAAGTATCATTTCTTCCACAGGATCAATGACCGTAAACTCGCCGTTCTGGCAGTTCAGTTCGTCCATTTCACTAGGTGTCAGGTAGATCGATTCCCCTGCCCGGTAGAGGGTAGCCACCTCGGCCCATACCTGCTGCATGTCCAGCGAGTGCGAGTGATCCAGCTTGGTGACAGGTACAGTCCAGAATCGACGGTTGCCGGTTGGATCGTGAAGAAACTCGCGCGGGTTGACGCTGGCGAAAAACACGGTACGCCTTGCAAAGTGCGATTCCTTGCGGGCATAGGCGCGCCTGAGTACGTCGCTGTCGTTGGTTATAAACGACTTTAGCGCGGCTATGTCAGACTTGCGGAACGTGGCGTCTAGCTCGCCTAGCTCGACTAGCCAGAATGAGCAGACCTGTTTAACAGAGTCCTTGTCGTCGGGCCGTAGCAGCATCCCGTCCTTGAGTAGCCCTAGCTCTGCCGGTATCAGTTGCTTGAACCACTTGGTTTTGCCTAGATACTGATCCCCTTGGAACGTCAGCACGCCATGAGCTGAGACGCCGGTGTGGTTGTATGCCGCAGCACATGCCGACACCATCCATCGCTTCATCAGAGTTTCCTTGAGCGACTGACAGCCGCTAGATGTGACGGTATCGAACAGGGATTGCAGTCGCGGTACGCCGTCCCATGGCCGAGAGTCGATCCACTCAGCGACCGGGTTATACAAATTTTTATCGGACAGGTATGTTAGAAAGTCGCCTAGTTTGTCGGTTGCGAAGTCGAACAGACTGCATTCTGACATGAGCCACGCAAACGATGCGTTTGCCTGGTTGTCGATGCTGAAACCCTCGCCAGGGATCAGAATTTCCTCTTCCTTCTTGATGACGTTGTACCGTACAGTCACGCCAAGGCGGGCGCAAATCTCGGCAAGGTTAGCTATGTGCTTGAGCGGCTTGCCCTTGTCGGTACTGAACGGGAGCGGGGTGTTAAAGTCAGCTATAACGCGAGCAGTCACGGCCCGTTCAGACTGCTCGATTTCCTCAAGCGTGCGTTTAGCCGACGCCAGGTTATCGGCCACAGAGTCATAAAAAGCCTGATCTGATGAGCTAACATAAGGGTCTTTTGAGCGCCAGTCAGCCGCGAACATCATAACCATCTCGGCTTCAGCTTTGGCAGAAAGCGCTGACTGCTTCCGGTATTCTCGCCGGGCCTCGCTATCCAGCGTCCCGGGAAACAAGTCTTTCCACTCAAGGCCGACAGCGGCAATTACGTCATCGGCGCGGCATCCGCCGAAGCAATGAATCAGCACGCGGCCATCGGTGCCTTCGGATACCGAAAGAGACGGTGACCTGTCCTCATGTGCCGGGCAGCGGCATGTATAGCCCTTGCCTGATTTGCGCGGACGGTCGAGCCTTGCCAGCAGAATATCAATTGGTTGAGTCATAAAACCTAGTCCTTAGTCAAAGGAGTCGAAAAGGCGCGGCAGCGAGTGACAAGCTCGTTTTCGGGTGCCCCCTAGCCGCGTGCCAACACTAGCGCGTCATCGACAGACCGCGCAATCCCCGCGCGCCCACCTGCCCGACAGACGGCATCGATGAACGTCTGCTGTTCTTTCGTGACGCGCCCTGTTGCGGTTTTTACTTCTATCGCTAGGAACCGGCCATCGGTAGCGATACCTATAATATCGGATCCGCCGACCACCAGCCCGAACGGGATCATGCGGGCATCGGCAAGCGTGACCTGCTGACCTGCCCGATGAATAACGCGGCCTGCATAGGCGACTCCCGTATTCAGGCGCCAGACCACGCAGCCAGCCTCAGAAAGCGCCATCAGAATCTGGCGCTGTAGGGTTGTTTCCTTGTTCATCCCGCAGTCCTCGAAGTATTTGTTTTGCCGTTGTGAACTCATCCGGCCTAGGTTTTCTTCCTGCCCTAGCCGCCAGCGTAATTGCCGCCCATTCCGCCGGCCTGTTTAGCCCGCGCCTGATTCCAAGCGCCACCAGATCAGCCAGCGTCCTAGCCGCGCCCTGTTCGCGTCGTGCAGTCCGCCTCATGGCTTCCTTGTCGATTTCGGTTAGCTCGCCGTCAATCTCGCGCGGGCCTTCACGCTTGGCCATCGGTGGCGGTGTGCCGCAACCTGGGCACGACAGCAGGCCAGCCCGATAGACGTAGTAGCACGCCGGACACTGGCGCGTCGTCAGCGGTGCCGCGTCGTCCTGTTTGCGTGATTTCGTCTGACCGGCCAGTGACCACTCGCGGTCGTCGTCTGGTAGTCCGTGGCGCTGCCAGTTAGCGACCTGATCCAACACGATTAGTTCTGGCTTGCCATGCTCGACACGCAGCCCGCGCCCGATAGCCTGAAGGTACACGATCAAACTAGCGGTCGGCCTCAGAAACTGCACTACCTCGATAGCCGGAATATCTAACCCCTCGATTGCCAGTTGCACCGAACAGACTACCTTAGTCGTCCCGGCCCGAAACCGCGTCAGAATCGCATCACGCTCGCTGTCTGAATGCGACCCGTCAACATGTTCAGCCGGTATGCCTGCCGCGTTGTACTGCGCGCATACGTGCTCGCTGTGTTTGATAGTCACGCAGAACACCATGCACCGCTTACCCGCCGCATACTTGCGGTATGAATCGACCGCATCGCCAGTGATGCCCGGCTTATCGACAGCGGCTTCTAACTGATCCTGCGCATAGTCGCCTGCCCGTTTAGTTACACCGTCCAATGAGACGCTAGACACTGGCGCTATGATGCGGTAATCAGACAAGTACCCGTTATCAATCAGCCAGCGCATGGAGGGGCCTTCCACGATGGCATCGTATACCTCGCCTAAGCCCTTGCCGTCAGTTCGCTGTGGCGTAGCAGTCAGCCCGACCACATGCGCGTCTGGCCATGCCTCGAATAAACGCAGGTATGACGGCGATACGCTCCGGTGTGACTCATCGACAATAATCAGATCAGGCGCGCGCATCCGCTCGATACGGTTAGCGACCGTGTTTATCACGCCAACGTTCGCCATAACAGCGGTCATCGCCTTACCGGCCATAACCATTCCGTGTTCTACGCCAGCGTTCCAGAATGCCCGGCTAGACTGCCGGACAAGCTCGCGCCGATGGCATAGGAACAGCACACGTTTACCGCGTGCGACTGCGCCCCGGATCATCTCAAGGGCTAGGACAGTCTTGCCACAACCAGTCGCCCCTACCAGCAAAATACGCTTATTGGTCGCCAGCGATACCCGAGCGTCGCGGATCATCGCTTCCTGGTAGTCACGAAGCATCGCGCGCGTTCTCGATGGCAATCCGTATCAGTTCAAGCGTGCCTATTGTCGGGTTGCCATCGCCGCGAATAACAGACGCGACGGTGTGCGGTGACAGTCCGGTGAGTTTTGCGATGTGGCTTGCGGTCATTTTGGATTCTTCTATCAGTCGTCGGTAGTCGTTCAGGGTATCCATGTGGTTCTCCGTTTCTTGAGCTTGCAATATATTACATATATGCGTTATATTGCAAACCGTCCGGCGAATAAACCGGGCCACATTGGAGAAACAGATATGTTCCACGATCGACTAATGAGCATCGTAGTAGAGTTGGACGACATGATTGGCATCGCCATGAGTGTTGACGCAATAGGCGGCACGCCATACGCGCCAGATGGCTTTGAGCATGAGTTTATGGCCAAGCTGTGCGAGGCTATGGACGCTGTATCGGACGCATTAACTATGGGGTCCGAAAGCCATGAATAATCCCCTCAACACGCTGATTCCAGCGTCGCAGTTATCTAACGCCGACTACCACCACGCCGAAGGCATCAGCAAGTCAGGGCTCGACCTGATTGCACGCTCGCCGATGCACTACCGTTTCCGCGAACAGCGCGAACCGACAGCAGCGATGGCACTCGGCACCGCAACGCACGCGGCCATCCTTGAGCCTGCGCTGTACGCTCACGATTACGTCATCCTATCGCCTGACGTTGCCGACCGCCGGTCGTCTGTCTACAAGGAGGCCGTGAAGCAACGCGGGCAGGAGTACGTTCTGCTTGCCAGCGATGGCGACCTGATTGCTGGCATGTGCGAATCAGTGCAGGCGAATCCGCACGCTGCCGCATTGCTGGCCGATGGTGAGTCTGAAATGTCGCTGTTTACCCGTGATCCAGTGACCGGCGTCATCGTTCGCGCCCGTTATGACTGGCTGACACGTGCAGGCCAGCCGGTTGACCTGAAAACCACGAAAGACGCAAGCGATGAAGCGTTCGGCAAGTCTGTGATGAATTACCGCTATCACGTCCAGGACGTGTTTTATTGCGACGTGTGGGAGTGGGCATTCGGAGAGCAGCCGCCGCAGATGTTGTTTCTTGCGGTAGAATCCGACATGCCGCACTGTACGGCCATCCATCGCATCCCGCACGATTTCAGGCAGTACGCGCGCAAGGTATACCGCGCCGACCTTAACCGTTACGCTGAATGCCTTGAGTCTGGCGAATGGCCGGGACTTCCCGGCGATCCGCACACAACACAGATGCCAGGTTGGGCAATCGCCCTTGTCGAAAATGAAATGGAGTTGACCGTATGACAGCCGTGAACGTGGGCGCAACGATAGCGCCGAAGTCTGACCAGCTAAACGCCGATGATCTGATCGCCGGCCCGATTACTGTGCGCATCGTTAGCGTCGCAGCGAACAGCACCGACAGCGGGCCTATCAGGATTAACATTGAAGGCCGGTTGCCGTACTACCCATGCAAAGGAATGCGCCGCGTTCTGGTCGCCGCATGGGGGGAGGATGGTGCGCCGTATGCTGGCCGGTACATGACGCTGTATCGTGATCCAGAAGTGAAGTATGGCGGCATCAAAGTTGGCGGTATCCGCATTTCGCACCTGTCTGATATAGGAGCCGATATGTATATGGCGCTGACCGTTACACGCGGAAAGCGTGCCGAGTATACTGTCCAGCGGCTTAACATTCAGGCACCAACAGCGAAGGCACCGAAGCTGAAACCAGCGCCAGCCGTAGACGGATACCCTGCCGATCAGTTTGAAACTGATCTGCCACGGATGCACGCGGCTATTGCTAGTGGCCGCTCGACGTTCGCCCAGGTTATCGCACACGCAGAGAAAACCGGCCCGCTGTCTGACGAACAGAAACACCGAATCGCAACACTACCAACGGAGCAGAAATAATGAGCCAATACGACAACAACCTAACCGGCGTTCTGTTCGTGAACGAAAAGCAGGGCAACGAGAAGCGCCCGGACTGGAAAGGAAGCGCGGAAATTGACGGCGTGAACTATTGGGTGTCCGGTTGGGCACGCGAATCCGCACGCGGCCCGCTGATCTCGCTCAAGCTCGAAAAGAAAGAACAGCAGACAGCCGCACCGAAGCCGGCATCGCCTGCCCCCGCGTATATTCCTCCGGCTGCACCAGCGCCAGACGACGATGACATCCCATTCTAAGCCATCGGATGCCGACCTCCGTCCTAGCGTCTGGACGGCATACGTAGCCAGCGGCCCGAGTCGTGATGACCGGGCCGTTCGGCTTTCTGAAGTTCCCGAAGTCATGCGTGACGCGATACGCCAGGAGGTGATCTGGTATTTTCAGCGCATAAAAAACCCGGCATAGCGCCGTGGTTTTTATCATTCCCCTCCCGCAATTATTCAGCTAAAATAAAACTTCCCCACTCGCTTGATCTTTAAGCAACCGGCAGCCTCTCCTCTGCCGGTTTTTTTATGTCTGATCAGTCAAAAATACCGAGCAGCAGATCCAGCACACGCGCGATCATGACGTAAACGCCAGCCGCTGAAATGGCGATTCCGAAAACTAGGCAGATAAAGTAGAGCAGGCTCATTTTTTCGGCTCCTGTGCGGCGGCGGGGGTGGCGCTAGGCCATTGGCTCGCATAGAAGTCATGCGCTCTGGCAAGCTCGGCGCGAATGTAATCTTGCCACCATTCGACATTGCCCCCGCCAAAATCACCAATCAGGCCAGCGTCGTAACAATCAGGCTCCCCCACCACAGCAACGGACTTGCCGCCATCGTGGATGCGTCCGCACTTGTTACAAACGCGGCCTGCAAATGATGCGTAGTTGCAGTGGGAATCAAACACTTCCACCGGCTCGGACTGCGCGGCTTGCAGAAAGCGGGCATCAACATCGTCCGCAACCTTGCTCGCAATGGAATCTAGCAGTGCATGATACTCGTTACTGGTGCCTGTTGTGCTGAGTTTCTTGTAGGCTTCATGGATGCTGTCGTGCAGGAACGCCCACAGCTTTCCTTCGCGCATCGTGTTGTCAGTCATGGCCCTGATCCTTCTTCGCGGCTTCGAGGTAGTGTCCACAGACATCCCCATCTGCCATGTTTTCGTAATGCGGCGTTTGCGGGCCACCTGTCCTGCGCTGTAAATATCGCTCGCAAGTGTCTCGGCTTTCGCAGTTTTTCCCGTGGCACCTGGCGCGATCGTTGAGTAGATACATCATTCCCCCTCCCCGATTGCAGCGGCAGCCTCAGCCGCCACGCTAACCAGAATGGCCGCTATCCGCTCGCGGTACTGGTATCCATCAATAAAGCAGGTGTCATAGTCGTCCTGCGCTGCGTTAATCAGGTCGATGTAGTAGTCGAGTCTATCTTGCGTCATCTTTGCTCTCCTTCTCCGCGATTTGGATTTCCTGGTTAAGCGCCACCAGACGGCGCAGCATCTGGGCGGCGGTCACTCCTTGATCCCCGCCAGATCAGAAAGAGACACGCCCATCTTCATCAGCACCGGCCAGTGCTTTTGCGGTATGGCCGGCACGTCGCGCCTGTACCAGTCCTCCACGGCCTGCCGTGATACGTGGAGCAGTGTAGCCAGCTTATGC